GTACCAAAGGCTATACCTAAGCCACCAGCTAAAGATTTAACACTTTTCATTAGCTTTGCTGTAGCTGTGTCTGCCTGCTTAAATGCTTTTTTGCCTGTGAACTCAGCGGCTATATCAATTCTTACTGATGGATCAATGGCCATTAGTTATACCCCACAGCCGTATTAAATTTATCCCGAGCAGACTCGATGGCCTTGATAACGGCTGCGTTAGTCTTGCCGCCATCCTCTTTCCATGCGCGAAAGATTGCGCGGCCTTTCATCTTGCGTGATCTACGGCCTGCGCCTGTTTGATTGTTAGCATCTACGATCATGCCGTATTGGTTCATCGCTTGTACAAATATGTAGCCTGCTTGCGGATTACGGCTACGGCCTTGGTTAGGGCCAGCAGCTACGATATTTGCGCCTTGGTTATAGCCCGGTCGCTGAACAATAAATGATGATCCCTGCTCACGGCCATTGGCATGTACACGGCCAGCAGTTTCATAGATAGCACCCGATGCTGATGCGTTTTGAATACGCGCTAACGATCTAAACCCTTGGCGGTTAGGTCGGCTAGGGCTGGTTTTATAACCTACGCCGCCTTTAGCAGCTCGACCATCCCACACGGGAAATTTGCCATTATTCGATGCTTTACCCCAGCCCGATAACGGTGCTTGGGATGGAATAAAGCCACGCGCCTTAGACACAATAGGTTTAAGCAAACTAGCCATTTCTTTTCTTGTGTCTTTAGCTAGATCAGGCGTAAATTTTCTTAAAGCCTTCTGGAGATCAACGCCGCCTTTTACCGTTACTGGCATCTTGAATCTCCTTTGCTCTATCTTTCATAGCCTGTAGTAATGTGTTAAACATCCTGCTATCTAGCCCAATTAAATCTTTAGGCGGTATTCCCGTTTCCAAACTGATCCGTGCGATCAAGTAAGTAAACGAGTCACGCCTTATGCTTCCGGGTCATCGTCTAAAACTTCTACCTTTGAAAGTGTTGCTAGAAACGGTGCGCCGAAAATAGGCACGGTATCGCCGCTGCTTCTTAAACACTCCCACGCTAACCAATACACATCGGTCTGCTTCTCATCCTCACGGAAAGCGCGATGAAAACCTTTCTTTGCGTACAACTCAAACGCGTATTCAATAGATGGTGTTATCTGATGTTCAGATACGTTGCCATCTACCTTTGTTATTTTTAACTTTGCCATGCTTTAGCCCCTTTAGTTTTTATCAGGTAGTTGTAATTACGATTGGTGAATTACAAGTAAATGTAATTGATTGTGTAGCGATGTCTGCTACTGCGCCGTTAATATCGGTTGTGTTATTAACTAGGATTGTTGTGCTGTATAGCGGGTTAGTAGCTGATACTGCTGCGCTTGTCTGCTTTAGCGTAATAGGCACTGTTGTACCCCACGCAGCTTGAAGCGTTGCGTTTACGTTCGCAGCAGCTGTATCGCTTAGGAAATCTAAAGTGATAGTGCTTGCTTCTAAACCCTTAACAAACTTATGAGCTGTGTCGCCCATAGCAGTTACTTCGAGTTCATCGAACACGCGATTGATAGTTGCCGATGTAACGTGATCAGTAAGTGCTACTGAGTTAAGAGTTACAACGACTGTATTATTTAGATATACGGCCATTTGTTTATTCCTCGATCTGCTCGGTTACGGGTGCTTTGGTCTTTGTTTCTTTTGGTGCTTCTTTGATCTGCCCGATCTTTATTAAGAAGGCAATATCTTCTTCTGTGTATGCCATGATTTAACTCCAGCTCGTTAGTATGGATATATTGAATTCGGCGGTTAATAGATCGCCGCTATCAGCATTTAATACACCGGGCGCGCTAACGCTGGTTATATTAAATACAAGGTTTGATGCTGCTAGTTTTGTATAAGCCGCAACGATAAAATCCTCGATGCCTTGTAGGTTGCCCTGATTGTCGAACATTGGCACGGTTAGCAAAATCTTAAAATTAGCCATAGGCGAAATAGTTATGTAGCTGTTATTGCTAGGCGTTAGGTATGGATCGGCTGGGATTACTACGCAGCTGTTAGCCAAGATCGTGGCAGGTGGATATGCGAATACCGACCAGACTCCAGCATTGGTTAGTGCTGTTGCGATCGTGCTACGCAACGTTGTAATCGCGGCGGTAGGCATCTATCCACACATGCTATTCGGATTTTGGTACGGAGAAATAAGCCCCCTGATTTTGCCGATCATGCTGTTGCCCATGCGGTAAGGCGATGGGCTAAAGCCATCGAGTCCTACGCCGCCTGTCTGAGATACCTGTCGCGCTTGCCAAATATCTACAGCCAAGATCATCGCAGCTTCTCTAACGCTTGCGGTGTTTACATATGTCGCTGTCTTTGTATCCTCGCCAGTAGCAGTGCCATAAGGCAATACACGGCGAAAGTTTTGATCGGCAGCAGTTTTGGCATACTGAATAAAGCTATAACCCTGTGGGTATTGGAAATAACTAAGCTGTAAATTAAAGGCTGGCAAAATATTGCCAGTGCCAGTTGAAAAAGGGATAGTGCCCGTAATTGTGTAAGTGCCGTTAAATGTTGAACCAGCCCCGGCAATCGTCACCGATTCCCCTGCGGTAAATATGCCGGGGTTGGCAATCATCACGGTGGCAACGTTGCTAACTAAAGCAGTGCCCACTACTGGCGCAGAATCAAACCAAAGGAAACTGTTAATTTGATCTTGCGCGGATTGGCAACACTCCTCGACCGTGTTATCCGAGTAAAGAGTACCGATCCCGAGATTTGTGCGAAGCTCGGCGACTGTTACATATGTAGCGGCCATGATCGGTACTCCTTACTTAGATCGGGTCGGTAGGCGAAAGGGCTAATCACCTACCGACTATTAGGGTTATTAGTTATGCCTTCTGGTATTTAACAATGCCGTTAGGCATCTTGGCAATAGTTGCCATAAAGCCGTAGATAGCAACCTGAACCTGAAGGTTAGAAACTACATTTACAGACATGAAAGCCTGTGGGCTGCGATAAACAGTAAATGCTTCAGGTGCGAGAATTACAGCTGAGTTATCGTCAAAAGTAGTCGCAGTAAAGTTCTTATCTACATACAGATCAAGACCTAATACGTTGCCGCGAATTGATGAAGGTGCGACTTGTCCAGCTGCGTTCATTGGTTGAATTGCGTTATAAATTGGGCGGCCAGTTGTATCCACAGCACCTAATAGTGCTTGGTATTGCGATGGATTTCCGATGTAGTTTTGAGCAAAATAACCTGTGCTCTTATAAATAAAAGCTGCTGCCTCTGATGAGTAGGTAATAATGCCAGCACTATCCGCTGTTGTAGGTGTGGCAGCAGTTCCAGCAGCTTGTAGTGCTACTAGCGCAGCTGTATCAATAGCTGTTAAATAAGCATTTTGTAGCTGGGTTGTGAGCTCGTCATAAAAGCCAGGGTATCCAGCTCTTTCTAACAATTCTACACTCAGTGTATTCATGCCGGAATATTTTTGTACAGTGCCAGAAAGAAATGGACTTTCCATGCCTGTATTTTGTACTGCGCCTGCTTCTGCTTCGACTGTTACAACAGGTGCGACACCTGTACCGCCGCCTGCGGATGTTACAAGTGATGGCACGTTGATTGTCATACCTGTAGGTGGCAAAACGCCTTGGCTACAAGCATCAATAGTTGGTGTACCAAAACGTGTGTTAGTAACAAACTCGCTTAGGTACTGTGTTGGGTTAAAGCCCGGGTTAGTACTAAATGAATCATCTGCGGCAGTTACATACAAAATTGAATCTGTATTACCCATGGCTGCCTTGATCTTATGCTCTGTGTACTTTCCCATCGATGTGATTGGTGTACGAACTGTTTGGCTGTCTAATACGGATGGGCGAATAATTGGTCGAGATGCCTCAACTGGGGCAGCCTCGGTCGCTTTTTCTGCCGGAACATCCGGTGTATCAATAGGGGCTGTAGTCACAGCTGCCTCGCTTTCGGTTTCGGTTTCGGTTTCAGTTTCTACGATTGTCGTATTGACTGTTGTTATTTTTTCTTTGGTGCTAGTCGCTGCTTCCAGTTCAGCTCGTGCCGCAGCAATATCAGTTACAGCTGCGGAATCAAAAGCAGCCGTTTCAACTAGGCTTACTTCTTTAAGGACAGCAGCGGTAACCAACAGGTAACCCTTCATCTGCTTTGATGCGGATACATCCACACCAACGGATAAGCCAGATACAAGGTTTTCCTGAGCTAGTACAAGAGCATCCTGTCCACGGCTGCTACTTGAAATTTTGAACGTTGCGTAAATACCATCAGTGTTATCGCTAAAGTTCATAGCGCGACCAACTGGCTTGGTGCTGTCATGCTGCGCAAGTAATTTAATCTTTGAAACATCAGGGATTGCGATTGAACCTTGCTGGAACACGACAGGCCCAGCCGATGTATAACCAACTTCGTTATACGGTGCGATCTTGCCTGAGATAATACGGCGATCAGCATCGGCCGCCTCGATTGAATTACTAAACGTTAGTTGTAACATTGACAGTATCTCCTGATCCATTTGGCGTTAGCTGTTCCATTTCTTGTGCTTGTGATACATCTATTAAGCCAAGGTTTAACATCTTTTCAATAGCATCTAGTCGCGCCATAGTGTCGGCGCGTAGGAAAGTTTCATCTACAGCAAAGCGCACACGATTACCGTGCGCTGTTAGATCATCCATTGATAAACGGTTTTCGATTGCGCTGATAAATGGCTGTAGTGAGTAGGCTACGAATTCTTTGCGACCATCTAATATATTTTGATATGTCATGCTGTTATTCATATCTGCGCTGATGTAATACGCAGGTACGTTCATTAACCGGGCAATCTCAGTAGCTAGGTACTGGCTACTTTCGTTATAGGTCATATCTTTAGGGCTAAAGCCAATATTTTGCGCTTCTAAAGTGCTAGTTAAATATGCTGTGCTGCGATTTTGTCGCGCTGATTTCCACGCAGCTAGTAAGCCTTGTACTTGCGCTTCAGGTAGATCAGCACCGGTATTTTTTAAGATAGTAGTTGCCATTGGTGTAGCAGCTGCGACTGCTGCGGCTTTCTGAATATCTAGCGCAGCTTGAATAGTGCGGCCACCAGTTTGTAATACACCAGGCAATAGTGATTGGAAAGTTACAAGTGAACCAATACCATCCATAGGTACTTGTACGCCATTAACTGCGTAATATTGAACTTCATCACCATACTTATTTGTAGTTACGGTAACACGAGTATTTGGTACGAATTCAAAACCTGAAGGGCGATTATCATCTGCGTAAAGTGATGTAACGCGCCAATAAGCAACGCCATAAAATAGCAAAGCATCTACGGTGTAGGCGATAGTTACGCTAAGCGGTTGGCGTATATCAGGTTGATCTAGCCATACCGGGGATTCTAATTTTTTGCCTGTAGATTTTTTATATAAACCTAGATCGATGCTAGATATAACGCCTGCGATTAAATTACGGCAACGGCTAACACTAGGTACTTGTAGCGCAATATTGCGATCCATCGCAACGCCATAACCGTAATTTGATAGGCCGCTGTTATAGCTATACATGCCTGCGCCGTATGTACTGTCCATGATGGCAGGGGCGTATTGGGCAGTAACTTCTGCCTTACCCTTAAAGCCTAAAGTTTCCAGTAATCCCATAAGGGCAATTTTCTCAAATTGTCAAGCACATTACCGATTTGTTTCGGCGTGTCGCTAGGCGTATATCTTGGCTTCCTGTACGGGCTGGGCAAGTATATGGATCACCATGGCTAGGCCGATAGCAATATCTACAGGGCCAGCAGACTTACGGCGCACAATACGCCAAGCTGAGTCATTAATCTTAGCTGCGCTGTTATTCATATGCTGTACTAGCAATTCTTGGCCACTATGGGCTAAACGGCCATTACTCAAAGCATCATGTAGATCGCTACAAGCTGTATAGAACTCAGCACCCGATACGTCACGCACGGCTACGCCTGATAGTTCTAATCGCTTGGCGATCGATGCGGTGGTGTATTTATCAAAGCAAACGGTGCGCGGATAATAAAGATCGCACCAGCCTTTAATGCTTGCCGCTATTTTAAGTTCATCTACCGCTACCTGATTGTTATAAGTTTCCAATACAGCTACACCTACGCGGCCATCGGAAAGTAGTTGGCCCATAACTAGGCTGGCATCGCGGCGGCTAGGGGATACGTCAAAGGCGAATACTGTAAGCGGCCCGGGTGACATTTTTAGACTGTTATCGCTGGTTGCCTCGATTGATCCGTAAGGCCACGGCGATTGAAGGCTGTCGATCCACTGGCACAAGGTTTCGGTGCGAAATTGCTCAACGCTTTGCGTGTTAAGGGCTTCCTCGATGGACTCCATGGTGATGGTGTGGCCCAGTGCTGGATTGGCCGCTATCCAGCCTTGGCGGTCGGTTATCTTGGCAAACTGGGGTGCGCTGTACTCATAAAAGCCAAAGGTCTTAGATGGGTTGGATAGGGCACGTTCACGCAGCGAATTAAGCACCGTGCTAAAGGCATCACCACTATTGCTACACATTAGGGTCTGAGCATTGGCTCGGGCGCGTGTAGTCGGTAACGCAGCTGCGTAGCCTTCCTCGGTTATCTCGCGTACTTCATCGATAAATAGCAGATCAGCTGTACGGCCACGCGATCCATCGCGGGTAGCAGCTACAACATCTAGCCGTGCCCCATTTAGCAGCTCGATCGATTCCGTACCATTGGCGTAGCGGATCGCCTTAACCTGCGCCTTTAACTCAGGGCATCCTTCAATGGCATAGGCCACTTCTCTAAAGGTGCTAAGTGCCATGCCCCGATTAGATGACATTATGAGTATTTTCTTTTCATCAAACAAGAACATGCCAGCCAAGATACGCATACGGGCAAGGTGGGTTTTGCCGTTCTGCCGGGCGCATAGAACTAGGTTTGTTTTGCGAATAAAGCCACCATCAGCATCGACACGCAACATATCTGATAGTACGAAATGCTGCCAAGGCAATAACGGGTAGCCGATCTTATCTGCCAGCTCAGATACTTCATCGATGCGGCTTTTACCTTTTAGCAGTGGGCTGTGAAGGCGTGGCTTCTCTAGCCCCCGGCGTAGCGGTTTGACTTTGGTACTCATCCTGTAGGGCCTTGGGCTGGTTGGCCCAAACATGGGCCTGTTTGAACCGAAACCTGCGTGATCGGGGAGAAACTTTCAGAAAAGGCAGGGGGGGTAGCGGCTTTGGCTAAAAAAACGCCCTGAGATCGATCACCTTTGGCTACGTTACATCTCTTACAAGCTGCGACCATGTTATCCATGTCCATAGGATCACCCATCTTAGCGATAGGCACAACATGATCTACTTGCGTAGCATCACCACCACAGTAAAAGCACACGTAGTTATCTCGATGTAATACACGTACACGTATTGCCCTGTACTTACCAGATAGCCTTGGATCACCACGCTTAGCCATTAGTAATGACCTACCTTCAAGTGATGGGCCAATGCCCGGCATGGTGTGCCATACCTATGGGCTATGTACTTTAACCCTAAATCTATTTGCTTATAAGGATCAGTAGTCTTTAGCTTTAATAGCTGTGGTATTCCATAAGCAGATGATTTGGGATTCTTAGCCTTTGGATTCCATTGTGACTCACGAGTCCAAAGCTGCTCAAGGCATAGGTATTGCTTAGCCGAAGTTAGTTTAGTATGGCTATAGAGTTTGTAATAATCTTTTTCTATAGGGTATTTAGAAGCATTAACTGCGTTCATACTTACTAAAGTCGATCCTACCATATAGATAATAACCATTTTAATATTGCGCTTAAATCTCGGCGTGTCTGACCTATTCACAATCGTGCCTTACATCTGGGTTGAAATCGCAAAAGTAACAACCCACATTTTCTCCACAGGTTATACACAAGTATTTAAACTGTATCGAGTCGCAACAATGGTTATACACACCATCATCTGACACTGTGTAATAGTCCTCGCCAAGCTGCTTAGGCTGTTTACTCATCGTTATCGCCTTCCGCTTCGACCTGTTTCATCAGGTTTTCAAAGGCTGTAATAGCTTCTAATGGGGTTTTGAAGGTGCTGCTGGTTTCGGCAATTTGTTCGGCCATTGACCAGTCATCAGGACTAATCGGCATCGTATTCACCTCTGATTGTGGCCACTATGCGTTCAATCAATGCGCCTTCGGCTAAGTTGTCGCACACCTGGCATACATGTAACGGCATGTATTTGTTTTCAATTTCTTTAGCTATCAAATTGCGTAAGTCTTGAAGGATTGTGCGCATTTCTGTACTCATTTATCTTTACCCCATCCTGTTCCCTTGAATATGATTGATGGCGCGCTAAATACGCGTATCATCGGGTAGCTACAGCAAAGTGGGCTGCTATCGCCATGTGTATTTACCGGGTGATTCATTTCCATTTCGCCACCGCATTGGTCGCACCGATACAAGTAGCTAGGCATTTTGAACCGTGTTAGGCATAACTGTGTAAGCACTTAGACACTGCTCGCATTTAATGATGATGATTGGCACAATGCCGTTTACAAGGTGAACCGATAGGCTCATTTCTTTATAGTCCTCGCAATTACAAGTAATAGTTAGTTCATTACTGTGCTTAGTCATTTTTTACCTCACTTTGCTTAAGTTTGCTGTTTTTAAGGCATTAGCTGACTTTTCACCCATAGCAAACAGGAAAGTTTGAAAACTAATGTTTTTTTGACTGCCGTCTGGCCTTTCAAATTTCAAATCTCTAGGAGTTGCCATAATTGAATCGGCTTTTTCCCATAATTGTTCAAACCAAATGCTTCGGGATACAACCATCAACGCAATTCCGTTGCCATGTTCTATAAATTTGTTGGCCCATGGTGTGGCATCGCTAAAGGGCGGATTCATCCATACAAGGCTGTTACCCCAATCCTGCGCTAAACCGTCATCTGCTTGACTAAACCAACGTTTCGCAGGAATCCAAGGAATACCGTGAACAGGGGCAGCAACATCTAAATCAAACTCCAACCCGATAGCATCAAATAGCCATTTAGGCGTGTAATAGTCATTTGATGTTACTTCGACACTTTCAACGCCAAACAGGCTATAAGTCATTTAATATGTCCTCAGCTGTAGGTAT